GTTAAGGTATACAGCCTGCCGTATCGTTTTACTGCATCAGCCACATCCTTAACATCATCTTCCCAAGGTGGTAAGCTGGCACTCCAGCCATTCTTTATTGCAGCTCTGACCAGTTTGGCACCAGGACGATCTTTGTCTGGTACAACTATAACTTCGCGACCCAATGTGTTAAGCCGCATGATTTGGGTATCGTTAGGATCATTATGCATAACGGCACAGCCTTCGATGGCAACAGCATCAAACTGACCTTCTACAACGATAACGTATTTACGGTCATTTGTCTGTGCGTCTAAATTAAACACATATCCAGGTTGTGCGTCTGTTAAGTATTTTGGTTTGCCTTCTTTGATCTTACGACCAGTATAGCCCACAATTTTTCCATTGTGATAAAATGGCAATATAGCTCTATCCCTGTAGCCATTAGCCGCACTCCAATGCCAGTTGTACCAATCCCATCCCATCTTTCGTTCGTCCACTAAGTAGGAAATCACATCAAGTAGTTCGGGATCTTGACAGCCTTCAGCTATCCAAGTATTGATAGGTAAGCAATCATCTGGTAGAGGTTTTTCTACCAGTGTAAAGTTTAATGGGGTTTTAAGCACCGGTTGATCATCTTTGACCTTAAGTGCTATCAGATTAAGTTTTCCAATATCACTATCGCTCATTCCAACCCATTTGAATAGATTTTTGGAATTCTTGCTTAGTAGTTTACCCGGACTCCAGCCAGCTTTGAAGTTGCAATTAAAGCAATGATATTGAAAGCCACCGTCTGGATTAACCAGTATGCCACCGCGTTTTCTAGTATCTCTACTGCTGCCATTTTGGTGACAGCAGACTGCATCAAAGCTGGTCCACCCGCTTGGGGTAGTTTTTCGTTTTGACGGCAGCAATGCTAACAGGGAATCTTGGATTTCGTTCACACATTAAGTTTAACATCTATAAAGGACTTTGTCAAGACTACCATAGTATTCTGGGTGATCGTTACTGTTGTCAACAGGATTAGTAGCAGGAATAAAATAAACTCGAACGTAACTGAATACACCATTAAAATTAACATAATCAATTCCATTAAATCCATCATAAGTTAAAGTTTGGATAGTTGAGTAGTAACCTGTATTGTCAGGTTGATTGTTAAGTGTGCCTTGGATCTGTACAGTTCCCTTGAAGTCAGTCATATAGATAGCCATTGTATGCAATGCTGCATTACTATTATATTCTGGGTAAGCATACACATTACCGCTAGTATGATCGTATTTGTTAATTCCAGAATTAAATCTACGAATGAATGCTGTAATTTCTTGACTGGGTTGTAAGACAGGGTTTATATCTTCAGCAAGTTCTAGCGTGCCATTAATGCCGTAATAGGTATTTGAATAAGCTGGCAAATAAGTTCCGTCAGTGTTATCTTTGTGAGTAATGGAAAAAGTATAAGTGCTTACGTTCAAGTCGATAGTATCGCTTTCAGTAAAGGTTAATTCAGCAAGTCCACGCAAGGCAAAAGATGTACCGTTGTCAAGTACGGTTAATTCTTTCTGCAATAGTTGTCTTTGTTCAAGTGCATCAAACATTGTAAAAACAAACGTTGACGTATTACTGATAGGTATACGTTTTTGATCGCTGTTCTTAAATTGAACTTGGATTTTATTTTTGACACCCTTTTGAATCTTAAGGTCTCGTTGGTACATAACTTGATTAACTCCCCGCACGGTTGGATCCAAATCTAATATAACTTGGTATATATTTGGATATAAATAGACTGGTATACTTAGCATATGGTATTTATTGAATTATAATGACATCACAACCAACTTTCCAAGAACTTCATCCTTTTATATCGTGTGTTAAATCAAATAACATTGAATATGTGGGTATAGTCATTAATTTTGACGATTACGTCACCAGTGTTTATGACATCAGCGTAATTAAAACTGATGACGAACGTCGTACATTTTTAGAAATGGGCGAAGTTTGGTGGTGGGAATCCAACCGCAAGATCCCTATCAGTATTTTTCTAAAGAAAGAAATGCAACTATTCAGGTATGCCATCAAAACTTTTAATAGCAAAGATATTGAATTAGTATTTGGTCCAATTGTAAATCTAAGTGAAATTGCTGAAAAACGAATTAAAAGAAAATCAATTCAATTAGTTAGAGTTCCTAAAGGTACCCGTAGCTAATTTGTTCGCAAATTAAATTCAATTGTACTACAATAACACAGGCGTAGGAAATGGAATGACTCTTTTTAAAGAAGTAGGTTTCGTCAGTCTTAACCCATATTTCATCTTTAATCGCATCGAAACCCTGATCCTTGCATATTGGGATGAGATGTTTCTTCCCAGGGCGGATCAAAGCCAATACCATGGCTAGCTCAGTGATGCTAGTGGGATTAAGTGAAGCAACTAACGTATGATATCCGTTAATATGAAACAGTTGATCGCATAGTTCTTTCTGGCCCAATAAATCCCATAGTGGTTCAGTATTCAACAATTGCAGTAAGTGTTCTTCGTTTTGAACACCTTGATAAGCACTGACATTCAAAAAGTCTAATTTAAAATATCCCCTCATCTCAGCTTCTTTATAATCAATACTGGCCAATCCAGTAATAGGATTAACTGGGATAGAAGTACAGTATACCCCAGTGTTGTGTTTTTTAAAAGTATCATTATCTTTGATAGATGCGGGAATATGTTTGATAATATCAAGCACTTGTTTTCTATCAGCAAAGTCTAAATCAATATCCGGCATGTCTAATCTCGTCGTATGTGGGTGCGTAGTTTCCGCGGTGCTGTACTGTGATACTTGCTGCGGTGTTAGCAAACATTATAGCAATTTTTATGTTTTTTGTCAATAGGTATTGATAAGTCAGCGCTGCCAAAAAAGTATCGCCAGCGCCGCAAACATCTGAAACTTCAACTTGCATAGTTTTGTATGTCTTATCTTCATTACCAAGTTGTTTGAGCATTGATCCTCGTTCACCCAGTGTAACAATTAAATTTTTAGGAATACTAAATCTATTATTGTATTCCAATTCATTAATTTTTACATATACATTATCTGCACTGAATCTAGACAAGTCTTGTTTTTTAGTATCAATAAACACAGGACATTTTGCCAAATTAATAATATTTTCAATATGTTCATAAGTTAGAAAACCTTTATTGTAATCTGATATTACAACGGCATCATAACTGCTAATAGGACTAAGGTGTGTGCGGCCACTCCAATGCACAATATCTGGTTCATCATCTACTCTTAGCAGATGTTGTCCTGATCGTTTATCAATATATCTTGTCTTTTTAATGACAGCATCGTTAGTAATAAAATCAGCATCAATGCCCAATTGTTTAAGATTATCATGTACATTAGCTGCCATGCCAGGCACAGTTGTAGTGTTACTGACTTTGATAATAGGTACAGGTGCCTCTGGACTCAGTCTATCCACTGTGCCTATTTTGTATTCATCAATACAACTATCACCGATTAGCAATACGTTCAATGATTGCAGTGCTTGAGTATTCTTTAATTCTGTCATACCAAAATATTTCCTTAATGTATTGTTCTGCTACCAAGCTCTTACCTCGCCAGTCACTGCCCTTGACCATAATGTCTGGTTTGTAAAGTTTGATAAGTCTAATAAGATCATCCTGACTATCAAACAATTCTACTATATCAACTGCTTTGAGATTCTGTAGCATTATCCTACGAAAGTTTTCGTCGTTAACTGGACGACTATCGCCTTTAAGTTCTTTAACTCTACGATCAGTGTCTATGCATACAACAAGATAATCTCCTAAACTTCGTGCAGTGTTTAGCATTGCAATATGACCTGGATGCAGGATATCAAATGTTCCGTTAACAATTACAGTAGTCATGGATAATGCCTTCTTAACTTGGTCACATCAGCACAGGTATATTTTTGATACTGAGATTTAACATTGTCTGGCATTGGAATATATTCAACTCTAGCCCTATACCGTTCTGCAATAGCACGGGCCACTGATTCAAATGATGTAGCATGACCAGTTCCCACATTCCAAATGCCACTTTCTTCAACATGAAAGAATTTTTCGTGAACATCTACAACTGTATCAACGTGGACAAAGTCTCTTAGATAATTTTCAGATCCTTCAAATAGTTTGATAACTCCAGTTTCTTTTGCCTGCTTTTCAAACTTGTGATGGGGACTAGCTTGATCGCCTTTGTGATCTTCATAAGGGCCATATACATTAAAGTATCTAAATCCCTGCACCCGTATACTTGTAAAGTTCTGCGAGTCCACATGCCTATCAAACAAATATTTGCTCCAAGCATATGGACTCATGGGGTGTAGTGGTGAAATTTCATTAAAGTCACTTGTCAATCCATACACACTGGCACTGCTGGCATATTGTAGATTCACACCATGTTCCAAACAAGCCAACAGTATTAGGCAGCTAAAATCATGATTTTGTTTCATTACTTTTTCTACATCAGTTTCAGTAGTGCTACTGATAGCCCCAAGATGTATAACCCAGTCTAATCCATTAAAGTCTGGTACAGGATCTCCCCATTCATATACTGACAATTCGTGATCAGCTCGTAAGGCATTGACCATATTCTGGCCAATAAATCCTTTATAACCTGTAATTAAAATTTTCATTTTTGGCTATCTCCTGGCATAACTCGATAATTATCTTCCACACTATCTGGAGTAGATACTTCAATAATTGTACCTTCTTCTAGACAAGTGATTCGATGCGGGACCAACGGATCGTTATGATGTATGCCACCCACACCAATAATTTTTTTATGTATTTCGGCATTGCGGGTATCAATAACTTCAATTTCAAATTTGCCACTTAGAACATACCAAGTTTCTTCTTTTTCACGATGGAAGTGCATACTGAATTTTGCACCTTCATTAAAGTTTAAAAACTTACTACAGTATTTGTCATTAGTGACCCAAATCAATTCTGATCCCCAACCTTTTTCTACATTGCCTTTTAATCTCATATTATCAATTCCTTCGCTAATTTTACATTTATTTTTGATAGTTGTCAACTTCTAGCCAAGTATGGTCTCCCATATATTTTACCGCAGCTATATATTCATAACTTTCAGGAGCACTAGAAGACCACCCGTCAGGTCCGTTATGCACCAACAAAGTTTTAGATTTAATCTAAAACTTTACAGCGCCAGCTTCTGTAGGATACTCGGATATATTCCTATTAAAAAAAGGAATTAGTGAACCAGTTGATGTAGAATCGTAACTTATCCTTCCCTTTGCAGAATTTGGCTGGGTCACATTTCCCCACTTTGCGCTAATTTCAACATTAGGCTATATTGTTCGTATGCTTTCTTCACTGCTGGGTATTTGTCCCGCAAATACCGTTCGTGTTCTTTTTGTTCCATCAAAGTTTCAAACATTCTATAATGTCCTTGTTTGGCCATATGATTGAATACTTCAGATTCAAAATCTGCAATACGTTCTAATTCACTTTCTGCTATTTCTACAGTATACAAGGGTTCGCTGTCACATACAACATGTTCATAAACTCTATTAAAATCCATTGGGTCTTTGAAATAATTTATGTTAACTTTGTGATATCGGCTTGCTCGTTTGTTTGTATCAAGCACTCTTATACGGTGATGTTCACAAAACTCTTTTAAATTTTCGTGTTTCATTTTAATCCAACTTCTTCACATATTTCTTTTACCAGTAACACATCGGCTGGTAATTCTTTAAAGCGTTTTAACCAATAGGGTACATCAAATCCTGGAGCAATCAAGTTTAATTGATCGTCGCTCATATTCTTAACCATTGCTTTACCGTCATTACAGTTCAGTATAACCCAACAACTAATTTTACCATTTACAATATCGTTAACTGCTCGGTTCAAACTTACATATAAAAAGTAATGATTAAACTCTGCTTTGTTATTATCTCCCCATTCCATCATGGTTTGTAGTGTACGTTGTACGGCTGCTTCAACTGGTTCAGTTTTTATAATTTCATAAAGATATTTTGTGTAAAGCTCATCCCTACACCAATGATCTAATTTAGCCCCACTCTTAATAACATAGTCAATAAACTTATCAGGATATAGCGGATTAGCATTATTAATAAATCCACCAAACTTTACAAACGCATTATAATAACTGCTGTCAGCAAAGTCGTCATATGACTTGGGCTTTTTGGCATTTTGTGTCAATTGCCAAAAACGGTTATAGGCCATAAAGCCGGCCTGCACACGTTTTTCAGTTTGTTGTAACGCTCTACGTTTCCGCTCACACATATGCGCCACAAGAGTTTTCTCCTGCATGAAACTTTTGTTACAATGAACACAGGTATAGGGTTGGCTCACTAATGCTATCACTCGTATTCTTTTCGTTGTTTTTTATCAAAGCCCATACCGTCAAACAGTTCTCGACGATCTTCCGCAGTCATTAACTTGGCCAATAATTTAATTTCGTCGTCCTTCATTGTGGGATTCAATTCTTCTATTAGTTTTTCAAATTTATCAAGATTGCCTTTAAGCATTGGCATAAAGGTATGATTAATTTCAATACCAGCGCCCACGCCGGCCATCAATTTCCACAATAGTCCTTCGTGATTTTTACTCAATGACCAATGATGTTTATTCACACGTTCATTGGTTTCCACTATGTACCATTCTTTAATATCTCTATCGTGATGTGGATTAGCCAAGAATCTCATCAATACATATGGGCTAAATTCTTTAAGTTCAGCGGCAGTTAGTGTATCATAAAAGTCGTAGTTTTTATGATCCACTGCTTTCAATACTCTTCCCAAATCCAATGCCCTAGGCTTTTTGGGTTTACTTGTTTTTGCGGTTGCCATATCTTCTTTCGTAGTGATCTGTTAGGTAGTATGTTACTTTAACACGTTCTATAGCTTCTTGTAAAGTGGGATTTGTTTCGGCAGCACGTCTTATATTTCCCCAGAGTTGATCTTCCATAATTTGATCATGAAGAGACTTTTTCTTTTCACTTTCAGAATACAGGGTACGAGTAGTTTCACCTTCTTCCCTGGCATAAACTGTTTCTCCCCCGTCTGGACTTTCAAATATTGTGGCCATTTACCAGCACCTTGTATAATCCACCAATTCACTTTGACGGCTTACTTCTTTGACAAAATATGCACAGGTAGGTTTAGATCCTGCTGTTAATGGTGTACATAATAGTTGACCTGGTCTCATTTTGGGAAAGTACCATTTAACATCTTGATAAACATCGATAATATCAATTTCTAAAAACTCTGGTCTAAAACTACTGCGAGGGTTAAAGCAAAACGTTTTAAATCCTCTGTCATTCAAACTTGTTAACGGTAACACTTCCATATCAGGACCTTCAGGATCGCCAACAATTGTACACCAATCTAACGGCATAGTGAGTTCATGCGGACCAATTTTTAATACCACTGCTGGTCCGGTAAAACTTTCTAAAAAGATCAACGGTATAAAAAAGTGATCTGGGTTTGAGCTATCACTGTTATCTAGCACAGCAAATCGTAGGTCTTCATCAATTTCATCTGGTAGATTATTTAGAAAAAACGTGGTATCTTCGAGGGTAAGTATCTGCAAAATAATTTTCCTTATTATATTATATTATAGCACACTATTGTAGGCAAAAGCAAACATCATTAATATTTTACTTTTTGAATAGTGAAAGGATATTTTGCATCCTTGTAGAACCGTTTGCGTTCAGTTAAATGTCGTTTGGCATATTTGCTTGCAGCAGTCAAGTCCCAGATCTGTACGAAGTCTTTATCGTCCGCTTTTCGAATACCTCGCCCAATTGATTGTATAACGCGGACAAAGCTCTTTCCGGGCTCAAGAAGAACCAGATTAAAAATACGGGGGATATTAATACCCACAGCGGCCACACCGTAAGTCGCCACAATAATCTTGTTAGTACTTGTTTTAATTTCATCATACTCTGCTTTTCTATCTTTGGTTTTTACTTCACCTGATACAAATACTGCTTCGGGGTTTTTCGCAACCAATGCCTTACCTGAATCAATTCTATTAACCAATACAAGAGTATTACCAGTATTGGATATTTCTTTAATCTTATCACTGATGAAATTCATTCTCGCATCATCAGTGACCAAATACTTTAACTCTTCTGCATAACTTCCAAACTCTTTCCATTCAGCAGTTTGGATAATATTTACGTGGCAGTTGCTAAGTACTCCGGCTTCTTGAAGTGTATGTGCATAAATGTGATTAACAACTTCGCCTAAACTTGCTTTGATACTTTGAAATTCATGATCCGCCTTGGGAACAGTTCCAGTCAGTCCCCAACGTATTGGAGCATTGGATAAGTTTCTTGTCAGTAGATTTTTTAATACTTCTGCTTTGGCCATGTGAACTTCGTCCACCATAACACATTGAACGCCATCCAACAATTCAGCCAATGTTAGTAGTTCCTTATCACTAATATCTTTAGATCTCTTTTCTAAGATATTAAGACTTTGCCAAGTACAAATGGTATGTGTCTTATTAAGATCTTTTCTGTCTCCATAGTATACACCAACATCTAATTTACAATTAACAAAGTCTTCTTCAGTTTGTTCAACTAGACTTTTGTTAGGAACAATAGTTACTGTGCGCCCATATTTTTCACAAATCTTTGCTAGAGTTGCAGTAGTAATTGTCTTACCAAATCCAGTAGCAATTTCTTGAATACATTGTGGGTGCTTCAAAAAAGTATTAACCACTTCAACTTGATCTTCTCGCAGTCTTATAGGTTCACCAGCAAACCGATGGCCTTCTGGCCAAGTTTGATCTCCCCAAAAGTCTTCAAACACTTCTGGAAAGTCCAAGGTTATTGGCCTACGCAAGTCTTCCAATTCAATATAAAAATTACGACTTTCCAAATATTCCAAAACTTGCGGCAGCATACTTAGGTATGTAGTTCCACCCAGTCCAAAGAAACTAATTGTGCCATCCCATCGACCCAACTTATAAGCAGGGCGATACCTAGCAGTTGGATCTTCGTATTTGAATTTCTTTACCAGCGCTTTACGAGAGTCAAGATCTAGATTTTCTATCTTGATGTTGACCTCATCCTTAATAACAATTTTACAGCTGGCCAAAATTAAATCCTCTATTAGTTTTCTTTAGATCAAAATATATTTGATGTGGGTGATTTTTAACATACTCTTTGATAGTATAATGAGCGTTATCAAAGCCCAAATTAATTATACTATTAAATCTAATTCCAGATTTAATTAACGGTTTAGGCAATTTGCCACTGATAAACACCACAGATGTTTCTTCACAAATCGGCCCATTTAAGTCCTGATTTTTAACAAAATCATTAAAATTTCTACCGGTTTCTGTGGGTAATCTGAATAAAACCGACATGTTTTTATTCGACACTCCTATACCCTGTAAAAGGTCCAAAGCATGTGTCATTTTTTCTAATTCCATACCGCCAGGCACAATAATTAAACTAGGTCCCAAATTCTTCAAGACTGTTTCTAAACAAGCAAGGTCTGAAGGAGTATTAGATAATTCAGTAATGGCTCCAGGATTTGATTTTAAAAATTGTACAGTAACGTCATCAATTGTTCCATTATTCAGATAATGATCTATATTATCGTCCCACAATATCACACCAAATTTTCTTGCCTGTAGTACAGCACCTAATAAATCAGTAGCGGTAATCTTTGGCATATTTTTAGGTGAATTTACAATAGCATATTGATTGTTATCACTGACTAATATGGGTGCATAATTTTCAATGTTTTGTAAAATCTCTTCACTGTCCCTAACATATTTTTTAAAATCTTCGTCAAATTCAAATTCATTAGGATTACATAAGTTTGTTATAAACTGAATATTAGATTCATTTAAGGTAAACATCCAACTGGTGTTTTCTTTATCCCAAACAATATTACCTGAGCGAGCTGATTGGTTGCTTTTGTATTTTCGAATTTCTGCAACAAAGTTTTCGTCAAAAGGAAACTTAACTTCAATAACGCTATTATCAATAATTTTAATAGAACGAGTAGTCACAGTTTTTCTAATTTTATATCGATATGTTGGATTCTCAAGAAACGTATTGATATTATTTTTCAAATGTAAAGATATTTGATCAGAATACCGACCAAGGATTTTCACAGCCAATACACTTTGTTTTTCAGTAAACCCAGTTCCCATCATTATTTGATTGCCAAAACTATCAATGATCTTTTGATCAAATCGGTTCAATTTAACTGGGCTAAACATTAGGGAGTCAATGATATCTTCAATGTACATAATAATATTATACAGTATATTGTGTAAATGTCATAGAGAAATATCTTCTAATCCTGCCGCCCGAAGTTTAATGATGTTACTTAACTGCCATTGTTTGATGTCGAGGCCTTTAATAATGCCTAACCATTGATTGCGTAACATGGCAAATTCGTTGATGACTTTTTCCATATCAACAACATCTGCTTCGCCTTCAACATATTTGTTTACTTCGTTAGCACTTAATGCGCGGGCATAAGTTTCTAAGTATTTTCTAAAAGTTTTGGATTTAATACGACGTAATTCAATATTGAGATATTCAAGAATAGCTTCAATCTCCTGAAGTTGATTAAATCGTTGTTCCACAATACCAGGCAGGGCCGCTGAAGCCTTTTCCACGCTGCCGTGGATCTTGACTTCAGAACGGGCCTGACCAATTTCGTTATAAAAATGATCTAAACAATTTGGGAGGTGTGCTATGTCTTTACTGACCTTAGCATACCAAGACATAGATTAGTCCTCTTCTTCGTAAGAGTCCCAGTCGTTCTCATCAATGTCTTCCTCAGCATCTTCGTCAACGACCAATGAAATGGCCTCATCCAAAGCTGAATCATAACCGACAAGTGCATTTAGAACCGAAGTTTCTACATCTCTTCCTAGCAAGAAATCTACAAAATGATTTGCTGCAATGTCTTTATTTTTATCAGAAATATATTCTTTAAAGACGTCCCAAATTTCAATGATTAAATCTTCTTCCATTTTATTCTTCCTCAATTTCTACAGTTGTAAGTTCGCTAACTACTGCATCAGTCCATTCAGACATAATTGTAGTTAGTCCATCTTTATCATTACGTTCCCAAGCCTTACGGAATTGTTTGATAATTTCTCCGTCTTTAGTTGTGTAGACAAGACTGTTACCTTCTTTCTTCAACACACCTTTGCCTTCAAACATATCAACTAATCCACTAAATGGACTCATACCTGTTGAGTATGGGATTTCAACTTGAACACTTTCGAACGGCTTAGAATAACGAGTTTTCATAATCTTACAAGCTGAACGGATACCGTTAACTGTTGTAGTCTTATTACCATCTGCGTCAGTTTTAAGTTTCAATTTACGCATAGCAACAACAATAGAACTAGCATAGATAAAACCTTGGCCGCCACTAATCTTGTCATCTGGATCAAACATATCCTGACTTGCATACGTGTGATTAGTACATACTAATCCAACATTCCATGAGCCGAACATATTTACGCAATTGCGAACAAGACTGGTAAGTGCCTTGGGTTTGCGTCCCATGTCACCCTTCATCTCACCTGCTTCAAACTGATTAACATCAGTTGGTGTTAACAACATTCCCAAACTATCAACAACAAACAGAATCTTTGGGCGAGTGTCTTCAGGCATCGCTTTGTATTCTTTCATGAATTCACTAATAGTTTTTGCTACGTCGTCAATCATAGCCATGTTAAGTTTTAGCAACTTTTCATCGCTTGTATCAACGCCGAGGTCTAACAACCATTTTTCATCAAGGGCATTTTCGCTATCAACTAGGATAACATAAATGCCTTGTTCTTGTGCGTGTCGAATAATATTGCCTGAGCAAATATAACTCTTACCAGCACCACTTTCGCCTGCAAATACTGTAACTTTACCTAAAGGGACTCCCTTAAAGAAGTCCCCCGAGATAAGATAGTTTAGAGCATAGTTGCCGGTCGAGATCCAATCAGTTGGATCATTAAAACCAATTCCTAGTCCATCAATACTCTTAGTGATAGATTTGCGGAATTTCGAGATATCGAAACTCTTTGCCATAATCTATCTCCTAATTAAGATTGTTGACGGTTGCGAATCATCGCAATGATATCGGCTGCACGACTACCTGCGCCACCTGCTGCTGGCTCAGACTTAGCTGGCGCAGAGAAAGATGTTTCAGCTGCCGCAACATCATCTTCCCAAGGAGGAGTAGCATCCGCCGCATCTTCCGCAACAGGAGCAGGTGCTGGACGAGCTGCTGGTGTTGGTGCGGGACGAGCTGCTGCTTGTGTTGGAGGCAAACTGCTAGTAGTTGTGTAGTTACTACGCAGTCCATCTGGACGATAGTAAGCACCCCAACGTTCCATGTCAAATGCGTCACCGTCAACTGACGACTCAAACATTTCCTTCATTACCTTGAGCTCAACGTCAGTTGGCTTCTTTGGCAAGAATGTCTTCAAATCAAACAAACCATGTTGCTTGATGGCCGCCAATTCAGATTCATTCAATGCACGTTCACGACGTGACCAGTTTGAAGTTGTATAGTCAGCATAGCCGCCCTTGCTGGTCTTAGCAATTTTGAAGTCCAAGCCACGCACATAGTCTGTTGGCAATTCTTCAATTTCACTATCCATCAATGCATTTTTAACAATGTTAAAAATTTGGCTGCTCATGATAAAGCGGCGGATTGGATTCTCAGGAACCTTGTCTTCTTGCATTTTGCTATCAACAACAATGCCTTGGAACAAATAGCTCTTCTTTTTCCAATACTTACGACCCATATCTTCCAAACTCTTGTCCTTGAACCATGGACGCACTTCTGTCAAGATTGGGCAAGTTTCTCCCCACATTTCCATACAAGGAACTTGTACAGTAACAGGCTTGCTGTTAGTATCACCTTTGATACCAGCGAAGGGCAATTTGATCATTGCACGTTCGATCCAGAAAAAAGTGTTGTTGGGGTCTTGGTCAGGAAGGAATCTAACCGTTGCTGTTTGTCCTTCTGCAATGTTCCAATGTGCGAAAATTGCGTTGTCACCACCGCCGCTGCCAGTGTTTTGTTGAGAAGAAGCTTGAAGCTTCGCGCGGATTTCTGCTAAAGTTGCCATAATGTTTTTCCTTAATAAATGTTAATATTATGCCTCTTCTTTAAAGCCTACTGACTAAAAAGAAAAATGTGTGCATACAGTTAAGTATACACACATCTATTTATCTCTGCAACCTTTATTGCAGTAGAAATTGGTATTTTTTTACCAATTATTTTTTGTAATTACTCAATCTCATTACTGCTTCAAGTGCAGATTCTTCATAAACACCAATGTCTTTCTTAAGTTGAGCCAGTCCAGCAGATGATGTGGGACTCTTGTTTTGTTCTTTTTCTAAATCTTGAGTGGTTAAGGGCGGCTTGCCCTGTTGCTTACGTAGGTATGCTGGTACTTCACTGGGCTTAGGACCAGATTCTTCAGCTGACATGATATTTGTATTAAAGTCCTTACCACTTTGACCACGATCACCAATACCTTCTACCTTGGCTTTGACTGTGTTCAGTAATTCCTTTAACCGAGCCAAGCCGTCGTCTTCTACATTTCCGTGTTTTTCTGCACGTTGTTGGCTAAGTTTTTCCATGAATTCCAATGCTAGACTTTCTGCTTGTTCACCAACTTCTTCACCAAACATTTCAGCACATTTCTTTTTAACGTCCAAAGCAATGTTAGGTGCGCCATTAAATGCACCAAGTTCTAAATTATCTTCATTGAAACGACTTTTAACTAACTTGGCAACTTCTTTAATAACAGCTTCACGAGTTGGCATTGTCTTGTTAGGCATACCACCTTGTTCATCATTTTCATGTAGGCTATCATATGCCAACTCATGTACAAGATCGCCATGTTCGTCGTTCAGTTGATCCATTTCTTCATCACTTAGATCCGTGCCGTCAGTAAATGAAGCATAGCTAATATATGCATCACTGAAATCTGGATAATCTCTAGGATCAACTCCGTCAATTTCTAAACTACGCATGTCAACTTCTTTGCCGTTAATAACAAGTGATTGACCTTCTGCAACTGGTTGTTCTGGTTGTTCTGGTGATTGTGGTTGTTCTGCTCCACTCATACCCAACGCGACTGCAAGTTCTGGATAGTCTTGTTGTGCCCATACTTTGAAAACTTCCATTCCATCAGACTCTGGATCTACATTTGCGGCATCTTTAAATTTATCTTCTAAATCTTCATCTTCAAGACCTAGCTCATTAAAGAATTGCCAAGCAGTAGAACCATCTGGACCTAATTGTAAAGGTTCGCCGCCCAAAGATTCAATAGCTTGTTTTAATTGATCTATTTGGTCATCTGTAAGTTTGCCTTGTTCAGTAGCGTCTGCCCAATCTTCAAATTGCTGTTCAGGACTTACATGGTCCGCTCCAAATGATTCTTTTGGAATGCCTTTTTGTGCTAGTGCCTTTGCAGTATCTGTTCCTGTACGATTGGGATTGTTAGGCTTCTTAAATGGTGACTTTTCTTTTTTGCCGGCTTCTCTAGCAGCAGCTTCAGCATCAGTTTCCCAAGGTGCAGTTTCTTCATTTACGAATTCTTCAAGATCAATATCGTTATCTTCGCTCATAATGCTATGTAGCAGTGGGAAGAAACTTGATAATTCTTCTTGGAAACTTGTCTGTGTGAATTTTTGTTTATATTGTTCCATTGTGACTTCATCTAGATCCATATCCATTTCAGATCCGTCACCAGTAAATTCTTCCATCCAGCATTCATATTGGTGTCTTTTACTTAACCCGTCCACCCTTGCTTTAAGTTCTTGTAGGCGGCCTACGGCTCGCTCGGTGATTCCTGTTGCGTCGTCATGCAAGGTGGCTTTATGTACTTTACGTTGAAATGCTTGTAGTTGAGCAATTTGTTCGCTCATTTTAATAATTGCCTTGCCTGCTGGATCGTGTGGAATGCCACCGTGATCTACGTGTTGTGCCATAGCGAATGCGCCAGCTGGGTGAATGAATGGATATTTAAATCTTTCGCCGTCGCTATTTTGAATAAAAATTGCCTTGATGTTTTTACGCTGACTACGTGCGCCTGCATATGTTTCGTCCACTGCGCTTTCGTGGCGTACAATAACTTCTGTTTTGCCTTGTACAGCACGGCTAGTTTTGCTAGAACTCTTATGGTTCCAACGTGATTCGTTCATAGTTGTCATTTCTTCTTCCTTAGGTCCTTGGGTCGTAGCCAAATGTTGAAAATCATTTTTATCAAGATTTGTTTTTGCAATATCTCGTGTATCAAAACGCAGTAGTCGTCGCATAGCAAAAAATCTCATTTCTTTCAAGAAACGAAACCATTCTTTTTTGACTGGGTCATCTTGATTTTCAGTAATACCTTGACTATAGTAAACTTTTAAGTTACCCAAATCTCCCAAGCTAATGCTAACACGGCCTAGATTATTGCCTTCAAAAACAAAGTCAAAATCAAAGAAACGTGCTTCTGCGGGATCAATAGTGACTGCTCCAGTTTCGTCACCCATTTCTAAATTAGAAAAACGGCTACGAACTTTATCAAACAAGTCTTGGGATATTATTTGGATAGGTTTCATATCAGTATTTAGTACGTGCTAATGTAAATGGGCATGGGAAGATCATATTCTCCCATGCCTTCTTGATCACGCATCTTTTCATAAATTGCAGGATCCCATTCTTGTAAACTCATAAGCATACGTATATTTAATAATGCGCTAGAAACTAAGTCATCGTGCTGACCATCTTTGGCTTTGAATGTGGTGCCTTGAGCAGTAAATGTTTTTAACTCACTAATTAGTGCTTTACTACATATTTTTATTTTTTTAGTTTCAATCAATTGTTTGAGCTTGGCGCAGCAGGAAATTTTACTATTATGAGTGGTATTAAACCCTTTACGGAATCTACGAACATGCCCACGTTTTACTGGTTCACTCAAGAATAATCCTGGAAAAGTTTCTTCACCCAATGCATCAATTGCAACCAATGCACTTTCACCCAAGGTATTATTTTCCACACTGTAATAAATGCTTGGAGTTACGCCAGCTTTGATAAACCGTTCTTCAACAAATTTTAACATATCTCGTAGAATACGAACTTGTCCTTGGATTGGAGTTAAATTATGATGCCATTCACCAACTTGATCCAAACTGGGTATCTCAAATACTTGAATTGCTCCAAAGTCGCTGCCTGTTCCCATGCTGGGATCTAAACTAAACAAGTAAGTACTTCTAGTATTGATACGCTTGTACCAACGAGCTTGACCCATTTTAATTTTGGGCTCTTCTCCTTGCAAACTGGCAAGACACGCACTGTTGATTAATGTTTCGTCAAAGATTAAAAACTTACATTCGTGCTCGCGATTAAATCGGTCATCGCCCAATTGTGCTCGCATTTCTGATGCCCATTTCACATCACGATCCGGATGTTGACTCCAAATAGCCATATATGGGCGATACCCATTCCTACCCAGTTCAGTAGTGTTTCCAAAGTCATCAATTCGATTATTTGCCTCATTCCAAATAGTAGCAAATTGATCTTCGTCACTATTTGGTGTTGATGTAATGATGGCCTTACCACCAGTTGCCAGTGTGGGAGCAATTGAAGTCCAAAATTCGCTAGCAATATTAGGTGCAACATATGCAAACTCGTCGCAGTATAACAATGATATAGACATACCACGACCAGTGGTTTCTGTAGTTGTTTGTGCTACGATACGTGACCCATTTTCAAATTCAATACTTTGTTTATTATAACTGGTAACACCTGCACGGATAAAATCAGGACAAGTTTCATATGCATAACGAAGCCGTTGCATAATTTCCTGTGCACCTGTGTATTTGTGGGCACATATTAATATGGTACTATCTGGCATGAACATCGCATACCATAGTAAGTATCCAACTGCTGTAGTAGTTTTACCCATTTGTCGTCCCAGCATATTGACGCTGTAACGATAATTGTGATAGCTATATAACAAATCATCTTGATAATCAAAAGCATCGTATTTGATTTGGCCTTTGGTAGCGTGTTGAATAAAGAAAAAATGTTTTAAGAAATATTGCGGGCCGTCAATAGGATCCATGCACCCAGCCATATGGGCAAGATCTTCATCTGTCCAACGTTGTGTTGTGTTGGCTTTTTTTATGAGCACCCCATCGAGATTCTTTGAACCCATATATTATTCCTTTGTTGTATATTTAATGAAAAAAATAGCCTCCGAAGAGGCTATTGGGTGGATTACATCCTAAAGTTTATTATTTTGGTAAGTTTGGACGAGGATGATCGCCTTGAGTTCCGTTAATTCTATTTTTTACTACTCTAATAGAATTTTTTGTTAGCAATCCTTTTTTAGCACGGTCACCTACTTGGGCCTTTTGACC